AATTGTATGAAACTGATATGGATGAAATTATTCATAATATAAAAATTGGGTTGAATTAAGAATAAAAAGGACAATGGCAACTGAATAGTAACTGTGATAAAAAATTTATTGACTTTTTATAATTTAACGTATATACTATGTATATATGAATAAAGGAGGTATCTTTATGACATTATCAACAACTATCTCCAAATGGGGAAATGGACAGGGAATAAGAGTGCCAAAGACTCTTATGGAACTTTTGGAATGGAAAAATAACGATAAGTTAGAAATCGTTGTAGAAGAAGGCAACATAAGAATCAGAAAAGTTGAAAATAAAAGAAAAAGAAAGAGCATAGAGGAACTTTTCGCAAATTATAAAGGGGAATATAAAAATCAAGAAATAGATTGGGGAGAACCAAAAGGAGAAGAAGTATGGTAAAACAAGGAGACATTATAAAAATAAATTTTAATCCACAGGCAGGACATGAACAGGCTGGCTATCGTCCTGCTATTGTAGTAAGCAACAACTTCTTCAACGAAAAGACGAATTTAACGATTGTATGCCCTATAACAAACACAGAAAGCAATTTTCCGCTTCACGTAAGTTTAGATGGACGTACAACTACAACAGGATTTATTATGTGTCAACATTTAAAGGCTCTTGATATAAATGCGAGACCGTATAAATTTGTTGAATCAGCTCCTGAAGATATTTTAGAGAATGTGATTAATATTATTTTTTCTGAAATTGAGATTAGCTAAAAAGGATAAAAACCATAGAATCACAGTTATTAATTTAGCTGTGATTTTTTTATGGAGGGAAAATGGATGAGAATATATACAAAAAAGTAAAAGACAAACTTTTGAACGGAATTGAGATAAGCGAAAATGATTTAAGATATATAAAACTGAATGCCAATCGGTTCAAGAATATTAAATTTATTAAGAAAAGGAAGGCTAAGAGAAAATGTCTAAGAGAATGAGCAGGGAAAACCAAAAACTAATTTACTGGTTTATAGACTGCTACGCCTATCATTTGAAAGGAGTAGATATAAATTGGCAGACTAGCAAGCAAAAGCCTGCCATTTCTGATTATTTTTTGTACAAGGCAAAGGAAGACTTGAAAAAACTTTATATCAGGCATAGTGGCAAGAATATAAAGGAATATGAGCCTTTTAAGAATATGGAAAGCAAGCTGAAAGACAGAATCGGAGATATAATTGACAAGAATTACACGAAAGAAAGTAAAATCAATATAATCACGAACGATTTAATGGATTTTGTAACTGACGAGATTCAAATGTTGTTTATCAAGTTGAATGATACTTTTAGCTTGGCACTTAAATTAATGAGTAATGTCGAAGCTGTGGCATTTACTAATTTCCTGTTTGACTATTTTTTGCAGAATGATATTGATATGTGGCAGGAGATTCACGAACTATACAGGCAACAGGAAAACAGGAACTGGGTGTACTGGATGTTAAAAAAGAAAATATGTGTTATCACAGGAAAGCCAAATGCACAGCTGGCACATATTTCAAAAAGTGCTGGAGCATTAGGAGGCTACAAATATGACAAAGGGATAGGAAACAGTTATTTGCCATTATCAGCAGAGTGGCATATAGGAGTAGATCATGGAGTTGGTGGTGGCAGAAATAAATTAATGACAAAACTGAAAGAGTTGAATATAGAGCCTTTTGAGATAAAGAGCGAGGAAGAAGTTAAGGAATTGAAGAAAATATATAAAGGGCATTTTAAAGCGTTTAAGGAATAAAAAAGTTCAGTCGCAGAAAGTCGTTTTGGCTGTAATAACAGCTCGAAATGTAGTATTTATAAGGAAAAATGACAGTCGTGAAAAGTCGTTTTTATTAGAGAAAGGTTAGGAGGAAAAATGTTAAAGAAAATAATAAGAATGATAATTTGTTTTATATTATTATTCATAGGAGTTGTATCCATCTCACAAGCTAAAGATTTTTTGGATTTAAGTAAATTAGTTCTAAGTTTTGCATTTGGTATGTGGGTATCGAAATGGATTTAAAATAATTTAAGAAAGGGAATTGAAATGAAAAAAATATTATTAGGAATTGCAATTTTAGGATTATTAGGAAGTTGTGCAAGATGGGAAGACAGTCAAAAAGATTGGAAAAGCGATACAAGTGGATTAAAAAGAACTGTAACGGTTTATACTCTAGACGGGAAACTCTTAAAAGAATATAAAGGAATGATAAGAGTAAGAGATTCGGATGAGAGCGGAAGAATATCATTAAACTTAATAAGTGAGAATAATCGCAGAGTTACAATTGATAATGCAATCGTGATAACAGAGGAGGAATAAATGGGAATAATAATGAGAATGATAAATGGGCTAATTACAGTAACGGCTGTATTAGTGCTAGTAAGATACATATATAGATTAGTTATAATATTTAAAAACAAAGCAAAAACATTTAAATTTAATATAAGCAATATAATAGCATTTTTGATTGCTATGATTGTAAATTTGTTTGTGATTTATGGATTGATTTGGATTATAAAGTTTTTTGCAATTAGGGTGTGAAAAAGGTTGCAAATACATAAAAAATAAGGTATAATTAGGAGGTAGAATGCTTACTAAAGAGCAGATAAAACAAATTGAAAATGATAAAAAACTATTTTTCTTTATTATCGAACTTTTGAAATTGAAATCAGAAGCTAGAGAGGTCGAAGTGACTGCTGTTTTAAAAAACGGAAAGATAATAAAGAGGAAAAAGTTATTAATTGAATAAAGGTAAGAACATAGAATTTGTGAGCCGATTTATATGTAGATTAGAAATAGTCTATTTATAAGTCGGCTCTTTTTTGTCTAAAAACTAAAAAGGTACTGTGAGAGAATTTTGAGTGTTACGGGTCTGGCGAGAGCCCGACTTGTGTAAATTTTTTGTTAAATTTCACAACTTTGTCATGACTTAAGGAGGTGGTATTTATTGGTAAATGTAATTGATTTTGATGAGACAACTAAGTTAAAAGAGTTAGCAAAAGTCATAGGTTTAAGTGAAAGGCATTTACAGCGGTTATCTCAAGAAGGGATTATAAAAAAGAACGACAAAGGGAAGTATTTGTTGTATGAAAGTATTAGGAGTTATATTAATTATTTAAAAGAGATTGAGAGTACACCACAACAGCTTCAGGAAGAAAAATTAAAAAATGAAATAGAATATTTGAAAACTAGAGATAGAAAAGAAAATATCAAAATCAAAATACTTGAAGCTGATTTGCATGAAGCGAGTGATGTGAAAAGAGTGATGAATAATATAATTTCAGGGTTTAAAGGTCAGTTACAGACGATACCGTATAAATTAGCACCGCTTGTTATTGGGATTGATAATTTAGGAGAAATACAGGAAATAATAACGAATAACATTAATAGTGTTTTACTGGAGTTATCTGAATATGATAGGAGTAAATTCTTAAAAAATAGGGAGTATGTCAATAACGATGATGAAGAAGGACAATGATATATTCAAAGAATTAAATATAAAGCAGAAAACGATAGATTTATTTTCAGAAATTTTAAAAGAATTGGCTCCTCCACCTAAACTTACAATAGATCAATGGGCTGACAAATATAGAATATTAAGTTCTAAATCAAGTGCAGAACCAGGAAGATGGAGTACTGATAGAGCACCTTATCAGCGTGGGATAATGCAGGCAATTTCAGATAGTAAAACAGAAATGATAGTACTAAAAATGGGAGCACAGGTAGGAAAAACTGAAATCTCATTGAATACATTGGGTTATTTTATTGATTATTTGCCCAGTTCAATTATGTATCTAATGCCTACAAAAGAGTTTGCTCAAGAATTTGCTTCGACTAGATTTATGGATATGGTAAGAAGTACTCCAAGATTGAGAAATAAAATAATTGTCGAAGAAACTGGAAGAGATACAAAAAAAATCAAAGAATTTTCAGGAGGATATGTTGTCTTTACTGGATCAGGGAGTGCTAGTGAATTAGCAAGTAGACCAATAAGAGTAATTTTAGCTGATGAAGTAGATAGATTTGAAAAATCAGTTGGAACTGAGGGTGATGTTGTAGAATTGGCTATAAAAAGGACTCAAACTTTTAAAGGGAGTAGAAAAATTGTGCTAGTGTCAACTCCTACTGTGAAAGGAGATAGTAAGATAGATTCAATGTTTCAAATTGGGACTCAAGAAAGTTTTTATGTCCCATGTCCTTGTTGTGGAAGTTATCAAAAATTTGTTTGGAAGAATTTTGATTTTGAAACTTGCGGTATGAAATGCGAGGATTGCGGCGAGATTTCTGATGAAATTAGCTGGAAGAAGAACAGGGTGTATGGTGAATGGTTAGCAGAAAATCCTGATGTGAAAGATGAAGACGGGAATATTAATTTTAAAATTCGTTCGTTTCATCTTAATGAATTTTATAGTTCTTGGAGTGACTGGAAAGATATAAAGGAAAATTTTCAAAGGTCGAAAGGAAATATTGAAATGATGAAAGTATTTACGAATACAGTACTGGCGGAAACTTTTGAAGAAAAAGAAGATACTTTAGATTGGCAGAAAATACTTAATAGGCATGAATATTATCATTGTGAAATACCTGAAAATGTAAATGCATTAACTTGTGGAGTAGATGTTCAAGATAATAGATTGGAATATGAAATAGTAGGCTGGGCAAAAGATGAGGAATGTTATGGTATTAAATATGGTACTATTTACGGAAATCCTGGTGAGAGTTTTGTTTGGGATGAATTGGATGAAGTTTTAGATAAAGAATACCCATATAAAAATGGTGAAAAAATAAAGATATTATGTACTTGTATAGATTCAGGTGGACATTTTACTTCTGAAGTATACGCTTTTGTAAAAATAAGAGAGCATAGAAGGGTATTTGCTATAAAAGGTATGGCGGGAACTCGTGAACTTGTGTCAAAACCTAGCAGAAACAACAAAGGAAATATTGCCTTGTTTCCAATAGGAGTAGATAGTGGGAAAGATACGATATTTTCAAGATTGCAGATTGAGACTGCTGGAAAATACTATTTTCATTACCCTATAGAATCAGAAAAAGGTTATGATGAAGCTTACTTTAAAGGATTGACAAGTGAAAAAAGAGTGAATGTAGTTAAAAGAGGTATTAGAAAAACTGAATGGAAGATAATTAGCGGGAGAAGAAACGAACCTTTGGATTTACGAAATTATGCTCTTGCCGCGCTGAGAATAGCTAATCCAAATCTTGAAAAAAGATATTCAACTGGTAATATGAGAGCAAAAACCGTTATTAGAAAAAGAAAAATATATTCTAAAGGAATTAAATAAGGAGGTAAGATGCCAATTTCAAGATATTCGAGAGAAATTATAGAAAAAAAATTACAGAAATATTTAGATGCAGAAGATGCATTACTTTCTGGTAAAAGTTATAAAATAGGAACTCGTGAGTTGACGAGATTAGATTTAAAAGAAATTCAAATAGGTAGAGCTTATTGGGAAAATGAACTCAACAAGCTAGATAAAAAAAACAATAGGCGAGTGAAAATCGGAGTGCACAGAAGTATATAGGATAGGAGGTGTTTATGAACCTAATAGATAGAATTGTTATGGCAATTGATCCCAAAAAAGGAATAGAAAGGTATTATGCTAGAAAAAAAATAGAAATATTGAATACTGGATATTCTAATCATGGAGCTTCAACTACTAAAAAAACCATGATAGGTTGGCAAAGTGCAGGTGGCGGAGTAAAAAAAGATATTTATAAAAATCGAAAAAAACTTGTAGAGCGTTCAAGAGATTTGTATATGGGAGTAGCTACGGCTACTTTCGCACCATAAAGTAGTTTTGTTTATATCAATCCTTACGGTATTGATATTTTTTTTTAGAATATTTTAGAAAAAATGAGGAGAAAATTATAAATAAAAAAATAAAGAAAAAGTAAATAACATTACAAATAATGTCCAATCTAATGATATTTCTGTTCCGTCTAAATCTAACTCAGAAAAAAAGAATATGAAATAAAAGATATAGATGTTAAAAGAGAATTTAACAGCCTATATAAAAGGAACTTTGGTTAATACTGGAGGAGAAAAAGGACATTTTTTAAAAATTTCGATTCCTTGTTATGATGATGCTGGAAATGAATTGGGAAATGCACAGACAGAAGATACAGTTGACAATGTTGAAGTAAATGGAAAGTGGGAATTTAAAGCTGCATTCATGGGAACAAAGCTAGAAAAATGTGATGTCGAACAAGCGAAAGTATCAGGATTAAAAAAAAGAAAGCTTTATAATTTAAGAATCTTTTTGCAATTTTTATTTTTGTATGTTTTTAAAAATTTTTTTCAAATAAAACAGAGTGGCTATGACCACTCTGAAATTATATTTAAATTTATTACTTTTTCAACATTCTAAATAAAAATTCTTTCGTCCTATTGTGTTTTGGTTTCTCAAAAATAATTTCTGGCTTATCATCTTCTAGAATTATCCCTTGATCCATGAAAACTACTCTACTTGAAACATCATGAGCAAAATCCATTTCGTGTGTAACAACAATCATTGTAAGTCCACTTTTGGCTAAATCTTTCATTACTTTTAAAACTTCTCCAACCATTTCAGGATCTAGTGCAGATGTTGGTTCATCAAATAGTAGTACTTCTGGTTCCATCGACAAGGCTCTTGCAATTGCAACCCTTTGCTTTTGACCACCTGAGATTTGATTTGGTTTTGCATTAATAAATCTTGACATTCCAACTTTTCCTAAAAATTTTTTTGCCACTTTTTCAGCTTCTTGCCTAGTTCTTTTCAAAACTTTCATTTGTCCAATAACGCAGTTATCTAGGACACTCAAATTATTGAATAAATTGAATTGCTGAAAGACCATTCCAACTTTTTCTCTCAACTCAACCAAAGGAACATCGCCATTCAATACATCTTTTCCGTGGATTAAGATTTGCCCACTAGTAGGCGTTTCTAGTAAATTTATACATCTTAAAAGCGTAGATTTTCCACTTCCAGAAGAACCTATTATACTCACGACTTCTCCTTCGTGTACATTAAAGTTTATATCTTTTAAAACCGTTCTATTCCCAAAATCTTTTCTTATATTCTTAATTTCTATTACTTTTTGTTTATCTGACATTATTTTTCTCCTTCTTCAACTTCTTCTAAAAATTCAAATGTTTGAGGCCCATCTATTTTTTTCTCAAGTTGTTTTAGAAGTAGTGATAATGTAAATGTTAAGAAGAAGTAAATTACACTTGTTATGATAAATACTTCATAGTATCTCGAATATGTTCCCGCAACAGATTTTGAAATAAAGAATAATTCTGTAACGCTGATTACGTTTAGTACAGAAGTATCTTTAATATTTACAATAAATTCATTTCCAATCATCGGTAAAATATTTCTAAACATTTGTGGGAAAATTATGCTCTTCATTGTTTGGAAATTTGTCATTCCAATAGCTTTTGCGGCTTCAAATTGCCCTTTATCAATTGAATCAATTCCACCTCTTATAATCTCACTCATATAAGCTCCAGTATTTATCGAAACAATAAACAACGCAGCCACAATTGGAGATAAATTTAATCCAAACACTTGCGACAATCCATAATAAATTACCATTGACTGCACCATCATCGGAGTTCCTCTAAACACTGCAATATATATTGCAAATAATTTATTTAAGATATAAAATCCTGCTTTTTTGGCTTTAGAAGTTCTGTTATCTGCTTCAGCTTCCACTTGTCTTGACAAGGCAACCACCATTCCAATTAAAAATCCAACCACAGTTCCTGTTAATGAAATAAATAGTGTCATAATTGTCCCTTTAACGAATTGATGCCAGTTTTTTTGAATAAAGAATGCAACCCATTCAAAAAATGATCTTGAAGTATTCCCAGGTTGTGTTTTTATCGCCTTTTCCATTATTTTTTGTCTTGCTTTTGGAGTCAAATCTTCATCAAGTATTTTATTTACTTTCTCTTCTAATTCTGTATTTCCCAGTTTCATTCCAATCGCAACATTTACTTCTGAAGTTTCATACTTAAATCCTGTATTTTTATCAAATGATATAAATGTTAAATTTGGATTTGAATATTGAGCTGCCATCGCTCCTGGTCTTTCTGATACATATCCATCAATTTTATTGGAATTTAGAGCAACTATCATCGCTGGGAAACTTTCCATCGCAGTCTGCTTACTAACACCTTTCATTTGATCAATTACATCATAATGCAATGTGTTTAACTGTCCTGTAATTCTTGCTCCCGAAAAATCATTGATTGATTTTGCTTTAGCATATTTTCCATTTTTCTTAACAACTACTACTAAATCTGATTCATAATACGGTTTGGTAAATAATAGACTTTGTTTTCTTTCAGGCGTTGCCGACATACCAGCTATTACCAAATCAACTTTCCCAGATGTCAGCGCGGGTCCTAACAAAGCATCCCATTCTGTTTTTACTATTACTAACTTTTTCCCTAATTTTTTAGCTATAACTTTAGCTATTTCAACATCGTAACCGCCACAGTATCCACCATTAGTTGGTACTGCACCATTTTTATTCGTGTCTTGGAACCAGTTGAATGGAGCGTACCCACACTCCATTCCCACTTTAATTTCATTACTTGCACTATACCCTGTTACGAATGTCAACATAAAAATTAAGAATACTATTAATCTACTTTTTATCTTGTTCATTCTCATTTTTATTCTTACAATGCTCCTTCTTTAATTAATGTTTCGGCAATTTGAATTGTATTTGTTGCCGCACCTTTTCTTATGTTGTCTGCAACTACCCATAAATTTAATCCATTATCAACAGTATCGTCTCTTCTTATTCTACCAACATAAACTTCATCAGTATCTTGTGCTGTTATTGGCATTGGATAAACTTTGTTTTTACCATCATTTTGAACGATTACACCTTCTTTTTCTTCAAATGCTTTAACTACATCTTCTAATTCAAAAGGTTTTTCCAATTCAACATTTACAGAAACTCCATGTCCAAATTTAACTGGAATTCTAACACAAGTTGCTGTAACTTTTAAATCTGGTAAACTTAAAATTTTTCTTGTTTCATTTATCATTTTTTCTTCTTCTTTTGTATATCCATTTTCTAAAAATACATCAATGTGTGGCAATGCATTGAAAGCTATTTGATGAGGGAAATTTGTTGATGGTTTTCCTTGTAAATTATTTTCTAAATCATCTAATCCTTTTTTTCCAGCTCCTGCAACTGCTTGATAAGTTGAGTAAATTACTCTTTTTAATCCATATTTATCTTGCAATACTTTTAAAATTGGCATTACTTGAATTGTTGAACAATTTGGGTTTGCAATAATTCCTCTGTGATTTTTCAATGCTTCTGGATTTGCTTCAGGTACAACTAAAGGAATGTCTTTATCCATTCTCCAAGCACTACTATTATCCACTACTACAGCACCTTTATCTCTAAATTTAGGTGCGAACTCTTTAGAAATTCCTCCTCCTGCTGAGAATAAAGCTACATCAATATCTTCTTTAATATTTTCGTCTTTCAATTCGATTACTGTGTATTCTTTTCCTCCCCAATTTACAACTTTTCCAGCCGATCTAGCCGATGCATAAAGATATAAATTTTCCACTGGGAAATTTCTTTCTTTTAATACTTTTAAAAATGTTTGTCCTACTAATCCTGTTGCTCCAACTACTGCTACGTTATATTTTTTACTCATTATACTTTCTCCTCCTAGTAATTTTTATTATTTATTAAAAATTTTGTTTTTACTGGTTAAATTATATCACAAAAATTTTATTTTTTCACTTTTTTTTAGAAAAAAGCAATTCATTTCTTAATTAAATGAAAAAACTTCTTGCCAATATTTGTTAGAGTTCAAAAATTTCCTTTTCTAAAAATTTTTTATATAAATAAAAAATGCTGATAACGAACATCAGCATATAAAATATATAATCTAAAATAAAATCACATTTATATATCTGACAGCTCACCATTACATATTATAATGGCAGTTCTATAGATATTCTCCATAGACCCAGCAGCAAAGTTCATCATTCTTCCTGCTTCGGCGATTTCCCCTTTCAAATTATTTCATTGAATTGACTTTCTCAATAAATCTACTCTTAAAAACCGCGCCTCTATCTTGTAACATTATACTAAATTTTTTTTAACTTGTAAACAGTTCAAAGAAAGTTTTTTCTTGATATAGAAATATCAAATATAAAAAAGTCTACATTTTACTTTCTTTCTTTTCAAACCCATTCAAAAAATTTTTCTATTCCATATTCAAAATCTGTTTTTGGACTATAACCAAGAAGTTTTTTGGCTTTGGAAATATCAGCGTATGTCATCGGCATATCTCCTTTTTGAAAGTCACAAAATTCTAAATCAGCTTTGTAGCCTGAAATTTTTTCCATTATTTTTACCATTTCCATAAGAGTTATCACTCTGTTGTTTCCGAGATTGAAGATTTCATAGCATTCATTTTTTTTGTT